CACGCCAGATATCGCCGACAGGGATGACGTGTATCACTGGTTCAATTTGCGGTATCGATTCTAACCTAGAACCTTCATAATGCGAACGGGGCCTGGTGGCGGCACTGGGGGCCAGGCCCGACTTTAAGGCAAGCGATATGCGAATTCTGATAGCCAAGTTTGTACTAGGGGCACTGATCACGACGGTGAATGCTTTCGGTAAGACATATCTTGGCTACGACCAGGGCCTGAAGGCTCGCAAGTGGATCGAGAACAACGTGCTGACCAGGATGCGGAAATGGGCTGCGAAGACGAAAACGATTACTGTTGATGATGGTCTAGTCGGGTTCCTGCGTGGCGTGCTCAAGAGCGAAACGATCAAGGCGGGGGTGGATCATGCCTGAGTTGGAATATACTATTCACGAACGCTTCCTTCAGGAGTATATCTTCGACTTGGATGGCAGCGCGGCCATCCTGAGAACTCACTGCTATAAGCGGCAAGAATACGATGGCGAGCGGTGGGTGAACGTGGCCGAGCTTGACCCCGAAAGCCGTAAAGACCGCAACTATGCCGGTCGTATTGCCAGGCGCATTCTCCGCTATCCTGACGTGCAAGAACGGCTTGAGGAGCTGCTTGAGGAGAAGGCGTTACAGACTAAGATCACGCACGATCAGATTACTCAGGAATTTCTTAGGATTGCACAGCACGAATGTAACGGAGAGCCAACGCATAAGGAGAAGATTGCAGCACTCAAGGAACTGGCGAAGCATACCCTGTATTACGAAGAAGGCGACAAGGGTAAAATGAAAACCTTTGCCCAGGCAATGAAAGAACTACTCAGCCATGATAGCGACGTCGAAGACTGAAGTTCAAAACGTATTGGATATGTGCAAGCGTGGCCGTGATGACTATGTTTGGTTCACGACCGATGCGCTCGACGTCAAGAAAGAGTACGTTTGGTTCAAGATGCGGGAGATCGGGGAGTCGCTCCGAGATTACAAGCGGACCACTGTACGGGCGGGGCACGGAGTTTCAAAAACGTTCTATGCTGCAAGGCTCGCGGTGGCGTTTCTATATTGCAACCCACCAGCAACGGTTATCACTACCGCGCCAACAATGGGCCAAGTTAAAGACCTTCTGTGGAGGGAGATCCGGGAGTGTTACGAACAGTCGAAATTGCCACTCTTTGGTGACATCACGTCACTACAATTAGACTTGCAGCCATACGTTGGCAAAAAGTATTTCGCCAAGGGCATTGCCACAAAGCCGGACACAGTCACGAAAGAAGCGACTGGCTTCCAGGGATACCACAACCAAAATGTCCTTGTCCTCTACGATGAAGCGGCTGGGATTGCGACGGAAATCTGGCGCGCAACAGAATCGCTGCTGGGCACACCCGACAATGTGAGATTCTTAGGCATTGGCAATGCGACTTCGGGCGTGGGCGACTTCGCAAGAACGTTCAAGGACCCCGACTATCACCAAATTCAAGTCTCTGTGCTCGATACACCAAACTTCAAAGAGGGCAGGACTGTTATCCCTGGCGTTTATGGCAAAGATTTTGAGGAACGCATGGCACGAAAACACGGTAGGGACTCAGACGAATACGCCGTCCGTGTCCTTGGCGGTATCTCGGAAAAGGCGACTCTTGGATCGTATTACAATGGCGTCATAAACTATATGGAAAAACACGGTCGAATCGGCGACTTAGGCCATCATCCGGGTCATGTGGTACACGCCATTTGCGATCCAGGCTATACGACGGCGTGGTGGTTTTTCCAGGTCACAGACATGGGCACGGTTAACATTATCCGCTTCTGGGAAGACTGCAAGGACATGAAGGAATATGCCGAGTTGTTCCGCACCTGGCGAAAGAAGTATGGCTATCTGTACGGACAGTTTTTCGCACCTTCCGATGTGGATTCAAATGCCTACAGGCTTGTTTCATCAAAAGGACTATTGAAGGAAGCCTATGACGCTGGCCTGAAATTGGATATGCTGTCAAGGGAGAAAAAGGTCGATGACGGGATTAAACGGACAAAGGCTTTTCTGTACACTGCCCGGTTTGACCTTGAAGGATGCACAATTGGGATCGACAAGCTGAGAGCGTATCATGAAGGCGTAAATCGGTCAATGAGTTCAGATGACCAAACGGTTTACACTGGAGTCCCAGCAGAGGACGGAAACCAGCATGCCGCTGATGCGTTGCGTTATATGTCCATGGCGATCCATAAGGTATCGTCAGCATCAGACAATATGAGCGTTGAACACATACGCGACATGAACAAGAGATACGCAAGGCCTGGGTGAGAATATAATGGCAAAAGACACACTTTCAATCGAGAAACAAGAGAAGTATGACTTCGCCAAGCACGGCTGGGCTGGGTTCAATGACGAGGCGCTCATTGACATGGAGATGTACCTGGGCGCGCAGAATACCAATAAGGACGAGAAGTTTGCGGCACTGACTGGACGCCCGCTGTACGTTATAAACAAGATGAAACGCCAGGTCAGTTTGCTGGCCGGCTACGAGATCCGCAACCGACACATCCTGAAAATGACACCTATCGGAGGAGAGGACAACGAAGTCGCCCGGCAGCACACAGCCCTGATCACTCAGCAGATGTCAATATTCGGCGGCTACAATACTATGTCGATGTGCTTCAAGATGGGTCCGCTGGTATCCGGATCGAACCTGATGGAGATCTACCGAGACCGCAATGGCTTTTTCCGGTATTCAAGACTGGCCTGGAATCAGTTCCTGCTTGACCCAGCACTGCGATTCACGGATCTAAGCGATTGCCAGTTCTACCTGACCGGCCGCTATCTGCACAATGACGTGGTCAAGACTTTGCTGCCGGAGGATGCAGATGATATTGACAAGATCCCGGTGGGCCAGGCCGCGCACAGGTGGGACCACACCCACACTCACTATTATGCCCGTGAGCATAAGATGCGTCTGTATGAAGAATACTGGCGCCGCAAGACTACCTTTGTGGACACAGTGGTAAGTCGTATGACGGGTGAGGAAATTGAATTCAAGGAGTTGGTTCGGAGGCACGGCGACAAGAAGAGGGTCGAATTCCTTATCGACAAGGGCAGGCTGCCTAACGGGGCCCCGGCACTGAGCCGGTTCCAGAAGCCCATCAACAAAATCATGATGTCGGCCTTCGTCGATGACGAATTAGTGTGGGATGACGAGAACCCGACCAAGCTGGATGAATTCAATGTCGTTTGGTTCCCAGGCGAGTGGGTCCCTGAGATGGACCGCGACGAATTAAAGTTGCAAGCATTCGTAAGAATCTTGAGAGACCCGCAAAAGGCCAAGAATCGCAGATTCTCTCAAACCCACGACCTGGTTGAATCCCAGTTGACCACATGGAAGGTCGTGCGGGAAGGTGCCTTGAAGGAGCCTGACGACGCATGGAAGGCCGGGCAAGGCAAGGTGCTGATAGTCAAGAGTGGGTTTGAAGGGACGCTCGCGGACGCATTTTATCAAGGCGTAACGCCTGACATTCCGCAAGGCTATTTCCGACTCCTGGCCGAGTGCGATAAGCAGGAAACCGAAGTCGGCGGCATGAACGAAGAAATCTTCGGTAGTGATACAAAGAACATTCCTGCGATCCTGAGCAGGCAGAGGACTGGCGCGGCACTGACTGGTCACCAGGGTATTTTCGAGGGCTACAGGTTCAGTAAGCAGCAGGTGGGCCGCAAACAGGCGCGGCTGAATCAAATCTGGCAAGACCCCATCCGTGTACAGCGAATGATCAACGAACAGCCTGTCCAGGGATTCTATGACGCGGATATGCTGTTCCACGATTGCAACCCCATTGAGGGGCTCTTGACTGAGAATCAGCAGCAGGCCAACTTCCTGCAGTTGAAGGAAATGCGGGAGATGTTCCCGGATGCCGCCCAGGTGATCACCGTCAGTGATATGATTGAGACGTCTAATCTTCAGCAGAAGTCGAAGTTCATTCAGCGGGTCAAGCAGCGTGAGCAGCAGGCAGCCCAGGCAGCCCAACAGGCACAGAAGGATCAACAGGACATGTCGGCACTGGTCAAGGCCGAGACTCAGGCTAAGATAGCCCGGTCCAAAGAGGATATGTCCGACATCCAGGTGAACCGGGCCAGTACGCAACTCAAGAACGCTCAGACCGCCACTGAGGTACTGAACCTGAATAACGAACAATTGATGGATCTGGCTGAGCGAGTGGCCAAAGTCAATCTGATGAAGGCTCAGACGCAAGCCGCTTTAAGAGGGCCGGACGGCGGTTCCCAGAAGCGGGCAAAGAAACCCAGGCGCAGACGATTGCAGAAGGCATGAAATGAAGAGACGCGAATTCATGAAGGTTACAGGATTAGCATTTATGGCTCTGACTACCAAGAAGGGCGGCGCAAGCCCATTTGTACCTGCGTACATAGTGCCTTGTGATGACTATTGGTTGGATATGCCAGAACAGCTAAATGGCACGGTCTGGCAAGCAGATTACCCGTCATACTTAGTATCGATTGTGCTTTGGGTTGATGGTGGCAGTGATGCAAAATATGCACTTTTGT